AAGTCATTTAAGGTTGGATTCTTAGGTGCAAGATCAGATTACGTACTACCAGCACAGAATATACGAGTAGCTGAGGAAGATGACGTATTCTCAGCGTTAAAGTGGGAGAGCGAGTTACACATCAAGATGACTGATGTCATTGCTCCTATTTTTGCGGCGATAAGTAAAGAGGCATGGGATGTAGCACAATTCCCTAGCACTAATTGGTATTCAGACAATATAATATGCCATGACTTAGGCAAAGCAGGGTATTTCCACTTTGTTAGTCGTGGATACGTTCATCATGCAGGAAGTCAGACGGTTGGAACAGACTTTGCTAAGTGTCATGAGGAACCAAGAGAGTGGATAAAGACTAACAGACCAGATATGTACGAAGTATTTTACGCATGACACCTGAAAGGTAATGCAATGCAGTTAAATGTTAAGTATCGCAAAGTTGAGGATTTAATTCCTTACGTCAACAATAGCCGCAAGCACTCAGACGAGCAGGTAGCTCAAATATCAGCCAGCATCAAAGAGTTCGGCTGGACTAATCCTATATTAATAGACGGAACCAATAGCATTATTGCTGGTCATGGCAGGTTAATGGCTGCGCGCAAGCTAAAGATGGATGAGGTTCCTACGATAGAGCTAGATCATTTAACCGATACTCAGCGTAAAGCGTTAGTTATTGCAGACAATAAACTAGCGTTAAATGCTGATTGGGATAATACTTTGCTAACTATTGAGTTAGATGAGCTATTAAAGGATGGTTTTGCGCTAGATATATTGGGCTTTAATCAGGACGAGTTAGCTGCATTGCTAGAGCCGGAGCAGGTCGAAGGATTAACGGATGAGGATGCGGTTCCTGATGTTCCAGAGGAGCCTAAGACTAAGCTAGGCGATATATACCAGCTAGGCAATCATCGGCTAATGTGCGGCGATAGTACGAGCATTGATGCGGTAGAAAAGCTGATGGATGGTAATAAGGTTGATTTGATATTTACCGACCCACCTTATAACGTGGCATTTAATGGCAGGTCAGGTAAGCACGATGTTATTAAAAATGATAATTTGCCAGAAAATGAGTTTAATAACTTTATTGCAGAAGTATGTAACACAATAAAAGTTGTTGACCCAAAAGCGTATTACATTTGGTGTAATTGGAAGTTTTACGGAGTTTTACAGGATTTGCTTGAGTACAAGACGTGCATAGTTTGGGCTAAAAATGTATTTGGTATGGGTAGCGGATACAGGCATCAACATGAATTTTGTTTGTTTAATGGCAAAATTGATGAAGTTGTTAAAAATGAAAGCGATTTGTGGGAAATTAAAAAAGATACAAATTATGTGCATCCAACACAAAAGCCAGTAGCTTTGTCAGTAAGGGCGTTTAGTAACCACGTTAAGCTATTAAATGTATTAGATTTGTTTGGCGGTAGTGGAAGTACTCTTATTGGCGCAGAGCAAACAGGACGCAAGGCATTTGTAATGGAATTAGACCCTAAATACTGTGACGTTATAGTAAAGCGGTGGGAAGATTTCACCGGAAAGAAAGCCGAGTTATTAACGAATGATTAACATTTCCCCTACATAAAATGAATGAGCATATTCCTAGCGCAGAAAACAAGAGATTAGTCGAAACATCGGCTGGTCTAGGACTGCCACATGAACAGATAGGAGCGTTAATCGGCATAGACGATAAGACGCTGAGAAAGCATTACCGTACAGAATTAGACGTAGGTAAGGCTAAAGCAAGTGCACAGATAGCCAAGACGTTATTTAACAAAGCTCAGGGCGGTGATACGACTGCATTGATTTGGTGGACTAAGGCTCAGATGAGATGGGCAGAGACTAACAAGCAAGAGATTACTGGTGCTGAAGGTGCGCCGTTGATGGTGACATGGCAGAAGTAATAGAGATTGCTTATAAGCCACGTGAGCAGCAAAGACAGATTCACGAGGCTATAGATAAGCACAGGTTCACAGTAGTAGTTGCCCATCGAAGAATGGGAAAAACTGTTAGCGCGATTAATCATCTAATCAAGGCTGCCATTGAGTGCACTAAACCAAACCCAAGATTTGCCTATATTGCTCCGACTTACGCACAGTCGAAACGTGTGGCTTGGGATTACCTGCTGGAATTTACTCGTCCCCTTGGTGCTGTTGCTAACATCTCAGAGCTTAGGGTTGATTTTTGGGGTAGGCGCATTAGTCTTTACGGCTCTGATAATGCTGATAGCTTGCGTGGGCAGTATTTCGATGGCGTTATCCTTGACGAGATAGGCGACCAGAACCCTAAGATATGGAACGAGGTTATACGTCCAGCATTAGCGGATAGAAATACTGACGAGGCTCCAACGTGGTGCTTATTCATTGGTACGCCTAAAGGTAGGAACCATTTCGCAGACTTTAGAGACAGGGCTAAGACTGCTGAAGGATGGGCATTACTAGAGTTTAAAGCCAGTCAGACGAATATTATTGCTGAGAAAGAACTCTGGGCTGCTCGTAAGGAGATGGGCGATGATAAGTACAACCAAGAGTTTGAATGCAGCTTTGATGCAGCCGTAGAGGGTTCTTATTATGGGCAGATTATCAACGATCTTGAGGCGAAGAACCGGATCACCACTATCGAACGTGATGACTTATGTCGCTCTTATGTTGCTTGGGATTTGGGGATTAGCGATTCTACTAGTCTGTGGGTTGCTCAGGTGGTTGGAAAAGAAGTACGTCTCATTGATTTTACGGAAAACCACGGAGTCGGTCTGGACTGGTATGTACGCTGGCTCAAAGATAACGGCTACGAAGGCTTCACGCAGTTCCTCCCGCATGACGTCGAAGTAAGAGAATTAGGCACAGGAAAGAGTCGTAAAGAGGTTTTACAGGAAGCTGGACTGGATATAACAGTTGCACCAAGATTAAGTATTGCAGACGGTATACAAGCCGTTAGAAGGCTATTGCCACAATGCTGGTTCGATCATAAAGCTAGGGCAGGATTAGATGCTTTGAGGAACTACCGCAGAGAATATAACGAGCGTCAGCAAGTGTTCTACGACAAGCCATTACACGATTGGTCTAGCCATGCAGCAGACGCTTTTAGGTATCTTGCGATAAGCCTTGACCAAGACGAGACTTCATGGCAGTCAGATTTGCCCATTAACACTAAATGGATTGTATAATTGCGAAAATCCTAAGAGGAAACGCATATGATGGACGAAGGCAAAGTAAAAGGTATTATTGAGAACGAAATAGATAACAGTATTGGCTATCTTGATACTGAGACTACCGAGGATCGTAAGCGAGCCTTAGAGTATTACCTAAGATATCCCTACGGTAATGAGCAAGAAGGTCGCTCGCAGATCGTTACAGGTGAGGTAGCTGAGGCTATTGATGGTGCATTGCCACAGCTAATGCGTGTATTTACGACTACCGAAGATATTGTCTACTTTGAGCCTAAAAGCCCCGGCGATGAGGAGTCAGCTAGACAGGCTACTGACTACTGTAATTGGGCTTTCTATCGTGATAATGATGGGATGCTTATCCTTCACAACTGGTTTAAAGATGCCCTGCTGCAAAAGGTAGGCGTAGTTAAGTCATATTGGGATCAGTCTACAGACGTAACGAAGGAAGAATACAAGAATCTGTCAGAGGATGAACTAGCTCTATTGCTATCGGATCAGACTCTAAAGGTTGTCAAGCAGGAAATAGAATATACGGAAATGTCGGACATGATGGGCAATGTCATACAAGTCCCTAAGTTTGAAGTCTATGTTCAGCGCATTAAAGAATCAGGTCAGGTAAGGATTGAGAACGTACCACCTGAAGAATTCCTTATCAGCAAGTCAGCTAAGACTATTGACCAAGCTAGTTTCGTAGCACATCGTCGCTTGATGACTCGCTCAGAGTTGATTGCTATTGGCTACGATCAGGACGTAGTTGACGAATTGCCAACATATAACGATCTTGAGTTCAATGCAGAGCGTATTGCTCGCTTCCCTAACGGTGAGCAGCCAGACCAGAACACTAGCTTAGACTTCTCTATGCAGGTTCTAGAGGTGTACGAGTGCTATATCCGTATTGATGAAGATGATGACGGTATCGCTGAGTTGCGTCGTATTGTCTATTGCGGCTCTGAGATATTGGAAGATGAGGAAACAGACTATGTTCCATTTCACAGTATCTGTCCTATACCTGTACCGCACAAATTTTTTGGGCAAAGTCTGGCAGATAGGACGATGGATATTCAGCTACAGAAGTCCACGATTACACGTCAGAGCTTAGACAATCTGTATCTAACTAACAACAATAGAGTAGGTGCTGTAGATGGTCAGGTCAACATGGATGACTTGCTCAATGCTACTCCGGGTGGAATTATCCGCATCAAGAATCCTAATGCTCTGGTTCCGTTAACGGTTCAGAGTACATTCGGTCAAGCCATGCCAATGCTGGAATACTTGGATGCAGTTCAGGCTAAGAGAACAGGCGTTAGCGATGCACAGCAAGGACTTGATCCAGACGTATTGAACAATGTTACGGCTACTGCTGTGGCTGCAATGATGAAGTCAAACTCAGGCAAGCTAGAGTTAATCGCTCGTATCTTTGCTGAGACAGGCGTTAAGTCGTTGTTTAGAGGCATCTTGCACCTATTGGGCAAGTATCAGGACAAGCCTCGTATCGTTC